TTTTACCCGTTAAAAGAAAATTTAATAAATTAGATTTTATGGCATCTTGAGTAGTAAATGTAGTATTAATACCTGTAGCACCATCAAAAGGTATTTTTATACCTACCCCCGTACTGGGTTGAGTATCTAAAATATCTATATTTCTAAATAGGTAATCAGCCATTATATTTTACCTTTATCTTTTAAATTATTCATTACTCCAGAAAAATCTGGTACAGAATCAATTCTTACTTGATTAATATCTGATGTTCTTTGTTTTCCAACCATATCATTAACCGAATCTACTACTTTAGTTGGTTGATTGGGCATTCCACCTTGATATGAAACTGCATCTTGAGCCGACATACTGCCCATATTTCGCCAACCACCCTCAGCATGGGTTTGATTTAAAACATCTGATAGTGCACCTACACCTTCAAATAGAGGTTTACTAGGTTTATTTTTAATTTTAGGTTCTTCTACTAATTGTGATATTGAAGATTTTTTATTTTTTACTTCTACAACCGGCTTCTTTACTATTTTAGTTTCAGTTATAGGAGTTTGCATTATTAATGAAAGTTCTTCTTTAATAACTGCTCTTACTTCCTCTCTAATTATTGTTCTAAAAGCTTCTAATTTCATGATTATAAATATTTATTTAGTATATTTTTTATTCGTTTAATTTTTCTTTTAATTTTTATCCTCTTTTTTTACTATTAAAATTACCTTCTTTGAATGCTAATTTTTTCCTAATATCTATTTTCCCATCATCATCAATTTTAATTTCATATTTATCTTTTATACCCTCATTTTGTAAACCTGAATCTATTTCTGACTGGGTGTATTTTTTTCTTTTAAGTAATTTAATCCATTTAGGAATTTCTTTTATTTCAATTTTACTTACAAACGGTTCAAACTCAGGGTCAGGTTGTTTAGATGCTACCGCTTGAATTTTTAATTGTTGGAAATCAGCTGACGCTCTAGCTCTTATTCCCTGATACCATTGTTGAGTTTTAGCTTTTACTTCTTCAATTTTTTCTGGGTTAGGATCTAATCCACTTAATATATCCCCTTTTATTTTTTCTATTAATTCTTCCTCTGTCATATTTTCTACTCCTGGTTCTTTTAGGATGTTAGATAATTGACCTGTAGTAGCTCTATTTATAGATCCTAAATTATTAGCTAAATTATTTAGTGAAGGAGTTTCTTTTATAAACTCATCTAGTCCTGTTTGAGTTATACTAGTAGTACTAATAGGTAAAGAAGGTGATCCACCATCAGTTTTTCCTCTAGATGCAACTTTTTGGTTAGCATTAGATTGTAAAGGTTGGTTACCAATTCTAGACTTAGTAGGATTTCCTTGTTTTGAAGTAACATTAGCAGCAGTTTTATTATTTTTTTCTGATCTTAAATTGGATATAGCTACCTTATCTCCTCCTATACTTTCAACTACATCTATAACATCATCATCAGAAGGTTCATTAGCTTGATTATCTGATGTATTAATTCCTATTATACCCTCATTTATGGCTCTATCAATTAAGAACTTAACCTCGTTTACTATTTGAGGTAAATCATCTGAAAATGTTAAATCAGTGGATACTACTATTTTTTCTACACTATCGAAGGCTATACCTCTTCTTCTTGTAGCAGTTTGGGCATTAACGTTGTCTTCTGTTTCTTCTTGAATTTTTATAGTGTATCCCTTATATATTTCTGCAAAATTTCCAAATCTATCCGTTGGATCTATTTCTTTTATTCTATTATTTCTTTCATTAGCAATTCTATCCCCTTCATTAAGCATATCAGCTTGTGAATTTCTAAACTTATCAAAAGTATAATATTTTAAATTTCTATTTCTAAAATCTTGTCCTAATGTATCGTTAAAATTTACTCCAGTTGATAATGAAGTTAAATTACCATAAAATATTAAATTACCATCTGCATCAAATCCTATTATAGAATCATTTACAAACATTATTTCTCCATTAGGCAACCTTACAAATGAACCTACACCATCCGGAAGTTTATCGCTTTGTAATCCTCTGCCAGGTGCATTAGGATCATCGGGATAATAATCTTCACCTATACCAGCACCCGTTAATCCCCTAAGAGAATCTCTTAAGGCACTAACCATACCCGCCATTGCGGGTTCCATCCCATTTCCCTTTAATGATGCACAACTACCTAATTTAGCAGCAAATTTTGCTCCTTCATCTATAAGAATTTGTAATGCTTGTTTAGTAATAGTTAATTGAAGTATTATTGCTGATATAAAATTGGCTATTACTTCTAAAAATAGTATAGCTATATCTAAAGCTCCCTCAGCTAAAGATACTTTATCGGATATAGTTTGTATAATACCTACTGTAGTAAATAAAGATGGTAAACCTATTATAGCTACTTTAATTACTTTAATTACTACTTTAAATACTTTTAATATAGTAGTTAAAATTTTAATTATACCTTGAATAGTTTTTAATAGGGCAATTAACATACTAACAACTCCTTGTATTACCCTAGCAAAATTTGTAACAAATTGGACAAATTTAGATAATTCCTCAAAAGGTATAGCATTTCTAAGTACAGAGTTTAAATCTTCAATTGCATCCTTATATCCAGTAACTAATGTGTTTTGAAAATTTACTATTGGTTCTAATTGTCTATAAAGACCTCCAAATAATCTAGAACCTTCTAATACTTGTCTGGAGGTTAGATTTCCTGCCAAAAATTGTGAAGCATCGGATGCCTCATCCCCTGCTTGAGCCGCAAATTTACCTGTTTTATTTAGAAAATCACCAACTTCTATAAATTTTTCTCTAATTTTACCCACACCAGGGAAATTTCTGGGAATATTATTTAAATCATTTAAAATATCCTGGTAGCCTATTTCTCTTAAAACTTCGGATAATGATTCTAATTCTGCAGATAATGCTACTACATCACTATTTTGGGTTTTAGTAAAATCAATATCAAATTTATTAGTGGTAAAATCTTCTTTTGTATCAGGATCTTTAGGGGGTGTTTGAGTGGAAGCACTATTTACTTTAACATCAAAAACATTTCCCTCAAATGTTACAACTGAAGCTCTCATACTAGCCTTTACTCTGGGATCATTACTTTTTAAAGTAAGGATAGTACCTTCACTAATAGGATAGGGAGAATTATTTTTAAGAGGAGGTAAATTTACAGAAAAGCCCTGATTATTTTCAAATTTTACAGCAGTATCTGTTGTAGCTCCAGTTACTTCACCTACTCCAGGTGCTAAAGAGAAATTTCTAAATTCTTCAAATATTTCTCTTACTTTTCCTTGAAATCTATTAAAAATATCTGCACCTTCACTACCCGAAGGGAATGCTTGAGATAAGGCAAATGATGCAGGATTACATATTTCAAAACCATTAAGTGTTCGTATTACAGATGTTAATGAATTTATACTAGGATCCTTTAGAAAATTAGAATTATTTAGAATTTTTTTTCTATCTTTAGGATTATCCTTATTGGCTGTAGCTAATTCAAAGGCATCAATAGTTTTTTTACCATATATAATATTATTATTAATACCCTGAAGTTTTACTACAAATTTACCCGTAGTATTCTTTGCATCAGTAATAATTTTTGGTAATGCTCCTACTGCTGATCCCATTATTGAGTAAAATTTTTAGTTGAACTAATAAGTTCTAGATTTTGATTTACTTGTTGAATTATAACTCTAAAATTTTCGGCCACAGCCTTACAAGCTACAATATCTCCTCCTACAGAATCCTGAGCATTAGCTAATGAAGCTGAAGCTAGGGCCAATTGTTGGGTTATGGAGAAGAAAGTTGCCTCTACAGCATCACCTTTTGCTATAGGATGGTTAGAATTTTCTCCTATTCCTAGTTTTACTTTTTCTGCATTAACTATAAAAGCACCTTCTGTATCTAGGTTTACACTACCTGCTGCTGCTAATGATATAGATTTTTTAGAATTTATTAAAACTAAATCATCTACAGCATTAAGGTGTACTCTTCCAGAATTTAATATAATTTGCCTTCCAGTATATGGAAAACTGGGTATAAAAGGAACATCAGGTACATCTTCTCCTACTTTTACTTCACCACCGACAAATTCTGTGGATTCAGTACTACCATCGGGCCCAGAACCTATATTACCTATAGATTGGTTTACCTTTCTATCTACATCTCTTTGTACCTTTTGAAGTTTCTTTTTGGCTCTTTTCCTTTTTCTAGATCCAAATAAAGCATAGGTTATGCCTTCTGGTATACCAAAAATGTATTGATATAAATCAATTAGTTGATTATATATTTCAATTATTAACTCAATCATCACCAGATAGTTTTGGTTCTACATTTACTGAATCTCTAGCATTATTTATGTCATCAGATTCTTTATTTGAAGTAAATTGATCTCCCAAATCTTTACCTATTTTTTCAAATTCAGCAGTAGTATCTTCTGGAGGAGTAACATCTATACCATATGATTTTAAATTAGAATAAGCAATTTGTAAAGGTATATTTTGAGTGGAAGTCATATAAATAGAGGATGCATCTGAGTTTATATCTTCAAATATAGGTTCCCATTGATCAAAATCAATACTTGATTCTTTTTGTCCGTTTCTTAATATAACAATGGGTTCTCCACCTTCTCCATTCCCACTCCATGGATTTTGAGGATTAACTGGGAATTCTGAAAAGTCACCTTCTATTTTATTTGTTGAACCAAATCTTATAGATTGGCCAAATCTTCCTTCTAATATAATATCTCCCTCTTGTGGGTATAAATTTTGAACATTTCCCCTATCTTTAAAATTATCACCTAGCTTAACTTCAGGTTTTATATTATTATCTGAATTGGGAATACCTGCTGCTACTTCTTCATTAGTATTACTATTAGCAATTTCAGTACCTCCGGATTGAAGAGAAGGTAATGCATTTACGGATGTACTATTAAAAACGGGAATAGTACTAGTATAGTAATATTTTAATGAATTGGAATCTCCATCATCATATTTTTTGTTACTAGGGGCTGATATTACTAAAACAATTTCATTTATTAATGGTAATGTTTTTAAATTCTGATTTAATGGAAAAGCTATGTTACCACTACTAATATCTTTAATAGGTGTAGTTTGGTTTAGCATTTGAAACCTTATACACCCTAAATTATTATATTTTTTAGAATTATTCCCTGGTCCCGCTGATTGAAATAAAGATTTTAAATTTTCATTAGGTAAAATATTTACATCTGTTACCCTTACAGGAATAAATCCACCAAATGAGGTACTATCATTTGAATTATTATTTGTACCACTACCTATTTGTGTACTAAAATCAAGCTGATTAAACATCCTCTATTACTTCCTTTTCTGTTTTTTTATCTAATTCTTGAAGTGAGCTGAATAACATTTCTTTATCTTCCTCAGAAAGTAATTCATCACCATCCGCTATTTTGCTATTCATAGCACGTTGTACAATACCTGCCATTTTAATTAATGCATCATCATTTTTAATTGCTAATTCCATATATTCCTTGATTAACGGAACAATCATAGTAGCTTCACCTGGTGATGTAATTAATGGTTTTAAACCCTCTATTAAAGATCTTAATTGTGATTCTTTATCTTTTTGATTAGTGTGAATTTCTTTCAGAAGATCAGAAAAGTTTTTCTTTCCAAATAATTTTACTTGTGAAAAATCCATAGTCTATGCTTTGGATATAAATATAGATGTACTAAAAGTTTAAAATGCCATACTAACAGTCCCATGTTCAATGTATTGAGCCATCAGCTTTTTATATATTTTTTTCATTCGTTTTAGTACTTTTGTTATTTGCGGAGTACTTTGATCAGTCATCTCACGAATGTAAATGTATATAGCTTTTTTATTAAATAATTCTATATGTTCCCTTCTTCTAAATAATGATAATATAGCATCAGCCGTTCTAGCATCCTCATGTTTTGGGAAATGATCAAATAAATGGATATCAAAATATTGAATTAAATATTCTATAAATTCAGTAGCTTCATCTTTGGGTTTATCTATAGATTGGTTATTAATTAAATCTACTATTATAGATTGATCATTATCAACTGCATCTACTTCTGCTCTTTGTTTTAATTTTTTATAATTATTATTATTATAAAGTATTAAATAGCGTTTTGCAATAGTACCAAAATAAGAAAATGCCTTACCTTTTTCCTGTTTATATAAATGAAGCTTTTCCAAAAGAAAAGCGGTTACTTCATGTTGCAATTCTGCTATGGTATCTACTTCCGTATAATAAAATTTAAAAGTATGAATTATATTTTCGGTGAGTTTATGGAAACCATACCAAATACGTTCATTATATATTTGATTACGTTTTTTTTCATCAGTAGTATTTAAATACTCAATGATAGCTTCTTCAGTATCAGCCGTAAAATATTGGTTTTTTGTTTTAGGTCTTCTTTTTCTTAATGTACCTTTTTTAGTATACATTGGACCCTCATCTCTCTTAGGGGGAGTTAGAATGTTCCCCTGAAAGTTCTCATCAATAGGTGGATTCATTTATTTATATTATACTCGTTTATAAGTTCTTGAATCTCTTTAATTCCTTTAAAGAACCACCCTATTTCGTCATCTGATTGGAATACTTGTTTTGAATCGATCTCTTTTATTTTACGATCTGATTCTGTCATTATTGTAGTAATATTTTCTATGTAAGCATCTCTTTTAATAATTTCATCTTCGAGTTTTTCATTTTTCCTCATTAGATTCCATATAATATAAAAGATGACTCCAATAACAAAGACACCAATATTGATTAATATAATAGTAGTTGTATCCATTAGAGATTCTTTACTAAATTCATTAAATTATCTTTGCCAGAACCTATTTTATCTAAGTTAGTATTAACTCGATCTTGTTTTGAAACTTTTTGTTTAGGTTGTTCTTTACCGAACTTACCTATCCATTCACGTTCAAACTCTATTCTTGCTGCCATTAGGTCAGCTTGATGCAGAACATAAGGGAGTGAAGTACGAGGTTTAGTTTCAGGCATAAATCCTTTTAAATAAGGACTATTAGCATCATCATATAAACCATCGTGTGTTTTTATAGCAATGTACTCATTAGTTGTTAATTGAATTCCTGCTTGTTGAAGTAAAAATAATGAACGGTCAGGGACTGTCATATATTCATTTTTAGTATTAAATGTATACATTTCCCCTAAATTTTTCTTTCTCCATTCATCATTAGATGGAAAAACAGAAACCTCTTCAAGTGAACCTATTTTTCCTAAATCATGGTTTAAAGCGGAGACAAACAACTCCTCCTCTGTGTATGTATCTGCCATTCCCATTTCCGTCCATAAAGCATGTAGCTTAAATGAAGCCGTAATAACACGTACTACGTGTTCAACATAACCACCGGGAAAACAATTATGATACGCTTTTTTATGTGAAGCTGGAAGTAGAGCAATACGATCATCTAAACTATTATAAAAGTCTAGAAATTTCTGCTTTCTATCACCCGTTACGTATTTCTCTATACCCTTAATTAGAACATCATAGTTCTCCTTAATTTGCTCCGCTGTTAAAACCATGTATTAAACTTGTATTTCATAATAATATTGTAAGAGGATCTCAAGAGCTTCCTCAATTGAGTTAAATATACGAATACGACTTAGTTTCTCCAAATTTGTTTCTGAAATTATGTAAGTATATTCTCCTGGTGTTTTTTTAAATAAAATAATTGGGTAAAATTCCGTTCCAAGTCTGGATTCTAGATAATCTCCAATGCTTTCATCTTCTTCAACATCAATATTAGTAAATGGGATTCTGAGTTCTTTGAGTGTACCTTTGAGTGCTTGACAGTATTTACAATCGGCAATTGTATATAACGTTATTTCCCCCACCCCTTTTTTTCTCATTTTCTCTAAAACCCCCATTTTATAAATATTAAATTTCTAAACTCTCCGTATTTAGAAGGTACCGATTTATTTTTGCTTCTCCAAATTTTCCTTAAGAAGTTTTTTCCATTCTGTAACTTTATTAATACCTGCTTCATATTTATTTTCTTCTAACATAGGTATTAAATCATCATTAATCGATTTTAATAATTTCTCAATGTCATTTTTTTTAAGATGAGAAGCGACTCTATTACCATTATTATCTTTAATAAATAAGGGTTCAAAAGGTGATAATGCTACTTCCATTAAACTATTTTTTGCACTACTAAATTCTTTGTGTGCATCTTGCATTTGATTTAAATAATTTTCTAATATTTCTTTTGCATCCATACTTTATAATCTTTTTTAACTTGACTCAGCCAGACTCCTTATTAAAAGGTTACTCTAGAATGAGTATATCCGATAATACATATATACTATTTAGGGCGTAAAACAACGAATATAGTGTCTCTAACGAAATATTCATCATCAAATGTCACTTCCATGTATATTGATATGGTATCGCGCCGTTTTACGGCTGCTTTGTGAATTGGTCCAACAGTCTGTTTAGTGTAGAGATCCAATTTTTTTGGTTGATAACCTTGTACTTTACCATTAAAGACTCTAGGACGGTCAAACCTAACGCTGTTAGAACTAATGTAAGGAATATTACTAATATAGCTAACGTCAGTATCATCGTGATAGCCGTCAGGAGTATAAAAGGTGGCCCAAATATTATACTCGCCATTATAGCGGTAGCGCTCGGGCATTTTATTCGCCTCTGCGTAGAGTAGGAAGTACGTATCTGATTCGAGCGAGTCAATATATACTTCTTGGTATTTGTTTTCTTTGACGATGAACGCCTTTGGTATAAATCTTTCATTATCATCTATTAAAAATTCGGAGTGGTCAACCCAGAGGGGTTCTGGAGTACAACTAGTAGCAAAACCTAAACACGTCAATGCTACGAGTATCCAATATAATACCCATTCTCCTGTTTTAGTTTTATTTTTCATGTAAATCTATTTCGTTAGCTGCTTTAATTATCTCATCCATATAATCCTCTATTTTTTCTAAAGGAGTATCTTCTACGTATCTATTATTAAAATTAAGTGTAGATTTAGTAGCTTCCGCTAAACCTAAAATCTTACCTATTTTCATTGAAATTTCTAAAGTATTAGGCATGGGATAAATTTTGATCTAAGTTCCACGCTAACATTGCCTCAAAATTGGCATCCGGATCTCCTAATTCATTCCATTCAAATAAAAATGAATCCGCAATCTCTAATATTCTATCATTTGATAGTTCGGGAAAAACCCTACCTTGTTGTTGTTGGGTACTAATCATACCCAACAACTCTTGTACTACATAATCTTGATTCATATATCTCATAACCTTTAAATTGCTTCAATTAAACCTAATGATGCCTTAATTCTAGCACCTTTGCCATCATTTAGTATATAAGTTTTTCTATTGATTTTCTCAACAGTATACTTTTTACCAATACATTTTCTGTGATTAATTTTAACCCATGATCCAACTCTAATGTCTTCATGAGATTCAATTAATTTATCTTGAATTACATACTTAATTTGAGCCTGTAATCCTCTTAATTCGTCAATACTTAATCTTTTTAATTCTGAATGTTTAATCATAACCTTTTATTTATTTATTTATGCCCTAAATATACGAACAATAGCCCGGGTATCCAAGCCTCCTGTGCATTACTTTAAATCTTCCTTTATATCTTTTTCTACTACTTTTAAATATTTTTCTCTTTTCTTTTGTGATACAAAAGGTACAGACCAAAATTGTTTAGTTTTAGAGAATAAAGATAAACGCCAACCAAATACAAATGTATAGACTCCCATAACTAATCTTAATTTAACCGAATTTAGATATATAGTCATTACAGGTAGCATTGGTGCTCCATGAGTAATATATGTTCTAATTTTTTTATCCCTTAAAAGTGGTTTAGGATAAGCATATAATTTAGTAACACTAACAAATTTATAAGCCCAACCCGGAGTAAATACTTCATCAAAAAATGTTTCCATTTTAGGAGTTAATCTAAACCACCAAACAGGTGAAACAAAATAAATGTGTGTAGACCATTTAATTAAATCTTGATAACTTTTTATTAATTCTGTTCTATTCCTATGAAGTTTATCTTCATATAAATCAATAGTTTTATAGTTTTCATTAGACTCCTTAAGTTGGTTTATAATAGTTTTAAAAATACCGTTATAACAAAACGATTTTTTATCTGGGTGACCTATTATAATTAGATGTTTGAATTTTTTCTTCATTAAAAAGGAATCATAGTCAATCCTATTTTATTTAATATAATTTCTAATATAACAAAAAATATACCTCCTACTACTAATTGCCAAGCTAACCACTTCCATCCCGTTAGTGATAAAGCCCATTTTCGTATTGGTGATTTTTTCGCTAAATTATATAAATACTTTTTCATATATTTAACCCATTTTAGTACCCAAGAAAAATAACATTATAGTAATAATTGTAACTACACATGATACAGCAGCACTTAAACCTATAACTAGTGTAATTAACATTCCTTGGTATTTTTTATATTCGTTTACATCCATTTTATCTTAAATTTTCCGGACAATCTGACCAAAATATGTAACTATCAATAGTGACTCCGTTTTGATTTTTAGCTTCTTTAATTACTATGTGGCAATGATCTTCGGCCAAATTATCACTATAACAACCAAAAATACTGAATAAAAATACAAACACTAATAATAACCTCATAATTACTTACTTTGCACCCAAGATACAAAACAGAAAAGCAACCAACAACCAGCTATTGATAGAATTATATAATCCTCACTTGCCATCATCTAATCTTAAAACCGTATATATAATAATTGCAACTAATGCGTGAAGAAATATTTTAGGTGTTGCATCCTGAAATACTATAGATTGATTGAATATACCCGCTATATAGAGCCAAACAGCAAATACATTTATGCCAATAACAATTTGACCAAATAATTTAAAATCTGGTTTAAGATAGTGCAATATGGCATAGAAGATACCAAAGAATAATAGGAATTGCACGGTACTATAAAGAAAAGTTATCATATTCAAGTAATCTGAATATAAATATATACTTTTGTCGATATAAGGAATTTTTTTTAAAGAGAGTTTGCGATTTTAATCCTCTTTGTCAAAATCCCTAAAACGGGACTTACCCTTGCGAGAATATGTCTTTTTACTGCGATAAGGAGGAGGAACTCGCAATGCCGCATTCCACAACTCTCGCTCAAGTTGAACCCGATCTAGTAAGGGGGTATCCTTTAATT